GTAATAGTTGCTGCTGGCAAGCCTGCTGTGAAAGCTGTTGCTGCAGTATTGATATTGGCGACGGTCGTAGCGGCCACAAGCGCTGCCATGAGGGTTGCAATACTTGCACGCAGGTTGGCATTGTCATTGACCAGTGCGGTCAACAATTGCTTCTCCTGCAGGTTGACGGATTGGGTACCGCCTACGGAAACGGGTGCAGTCATGATCTAGCTCCAGGGTTATCCTACTTTGGCAAATTCGGCAAAAGCGCCAGCGAAATCATCGGGGTCGGCACTGGCAGCAGGCTCGGTGCGGCTAACCGCTACGGGCTTGAGCGCGGCTGCTGCGGCTACTACGGCAGCCGGCAGCGCCAGGGTCTTGGCTGCGGGTACGACCGGTGCGGCAGGTGCGGTGGGCGTCGCCGGTGCGGGAGCTTTGGTGCTGACCCACTTCGTCGCAGCCTTGAATTGCCCGATCATATCGGCAATCTCGGTCGGCGTACCCTTCTCCCCAATCTGTTCGTAGACAGACTTGGCGACCGGGCTTTGCTTATCGATCCAATCGAGTAGCGGCTTGCGCAGCTCGATGTAGTCAGGCACCAGCTCAACGATATCACCGAAATGGGTGCGCTCCGACTGACTGCCGACCATCTCGCGCAGCTGTGCGACCTCATCGAAGACGGGCTTGAGCGAGGCGAAGATGTGGTTCACTACCTGGGCGTATTCCCCGCCGCGCACCAGCGCCTCGCCCTTGGCGATATCGGGCCATGTGGCCAGATAGGTGTCGATCTCTTTCTGCTGCTCAGCCGTGTAGATCGGCTTTGCTTCGACAGCCGCGGGCGCAGGCTTGACCTCAGTGGGGGGAGCGGCCACCGGCGGTGTTTTCTTGAGCGTCTCATTCTCGGCGCGCAGGGCCGCCAGCTGTTCTTCCAGGGTCGGCTCAGCCACGACGGGCTTAGCTTCAACCGGGGCGACCGGGGCAACGGCGGCAACTTCGGCCGCCGCGACCTTGGCTTCGGGCGCATCCGCCGGCTTGACGGTAGCCTCAGCCGGCTTGACCGGCGCGCTCAGTTCATCAAATGCCGCGGAAAATGCATCCGCATCGGACACCGGCGTGACCGCAACGGGTACGACCGGTGCTACGACCGGGGCCTCAACTGCTGCGGGGGTGATTTCGTCAGGTTCCATGATGGCTTTCTATCCTCAGTGGGGGGTTATGTCAAGCGCCAAAGATTTCTAACAACAAGTTGGCGTACACCACGGCGCGTGCTTGGTGCGCCGGGAATTCAGGCGGCTGGCAGCGCCGCAGCAGTAAATCCTGTTGGTCCAGGCGCAGGGCCAGCAACTCCCGGAGCTGCCGGAAGACGTTGGCCGTATCGGCCTCGGCCGCGGCGGTGTTCTTACCTGCCTGGGCGATATTCTTGAGCGCGTTCGAGAGCGTCTCACGGATCTGCGCCGTGAGCATCTCGGTCTGCTGCTGCTGCTGCTGCGCTTGCTGCTGCTGCGCTTGCTGATCGGCAGCATCGCACTCGGCATCGTTCATCACGATGTCCTCGACGATCAGGTCACGGACCCGTGCGCGAGCACGGATCAGCTCGCGCGGCTTGAGGTAGCGCTTTTCTTCCTCGCTCAGGGTCTGGGCGAACTGGTCGAGCTGCGAGCCCAGCACTTCCTTGGCGATCAACGAGGTCGCGCCGCGCGCGACGGGCGTGAAGTCGCCCTTGATATTCGGATCTTTGTTGAAATTGCGGTTGAACACCAGGATCGCACCGATCACCGAGATCGTGAACGCGTCGAAGTTGCGCACCACGTCTTTGAACGGCAGCGCTGCATCGCCGCGCAGCATCGAAGCCCCGGTCGCGGTACGGTACGGCTCGCTTGGTCCCTTCTGCATGTCACCGCCGGTGGCCGCGTTCACGAAGGTCTCCTGGTCGGCGAACTCGCCAAACAGCTTGGCCAACTGTGAAAATTCAGCGATGCGCGAGGGGAAGTCGATCACCCGGATCGCGGGCATGCCCGCCGTGGTGCCATCCTTATCGTCACGCAGCCAGATCTTGTCCGGGGTGATCGCGGTCAAGTCCTGCTCAGCCGCTAACAAGTCGGTGTTGATTTCGATATTACGCTGCACGCTACCGTTGTCGAGCATCATACGCACCGAGGCGCAAATGCCCAATTGGCTGTCGCGCACGATGTTGGGCAGGCCGTTACCGAGCAGGAAGGTCTCGTTTTCCTCAAAAATGAAGTGGTGGTAAAACGGCATCTCGCCATCGGTCTCCAGGGTCGACCAGGGGTCGAGCTGCGCCTTGATGACCGTGTCGCCTAAAAGCCACACTTGGGCGCGGACGTCTTCTTCCAACTTGTTGTCAGGAACATTCGCGCCGGCGAGCAGCAGGTCCTGCCCGCTCACGTACCCCTGCCACACGTAGGCTTCGAACTTGTTGCGCTCCTGGTGCGTGACATTGAGCTGTGGACCATCGCCCAATAGTTGCGTCTCGTAGGCGCGGCGCACATAGTTGCCCGTGGGCGACTGGCGCAAAAACTTGTCGATCTGGTCTTTGATGAAGTCGGGGCGCTGCTTGAGCATGATCACCTGGTGGCGCGTCATGACGATGCGCTCGTACTGACCTTCCATCTGGTGCAAGGCGCGCGCCGACATGTCCGGGTAATAGTTCCACAACGGACAGAATTCGAAGCGCGGCCGATAGGCGGTGTAGGGTACCGCCTGCAGGCGCCCAGTCGCATCCGGCTCCCAGCGCCGCTGCGTCTGTTCCTCGACGAACGGCCCCTTGAGGATGCCCGCACCGTACTGGATGCCACTTGACAACACCTTGCGGCACAACGCCACGTAGTCGGTCATGCGGTTGCCGCCCAGCTCCTGCAGCTGGTCTTCGATCTCGAGTTCCATGCGATCGGCGCGCTTTTTCGCAAAGTCGCGGATCGCCTGCTCGATCTGCGCGTCGCTCGGTGGCGTCGGGGGTGCCGGCGGCAACGCGCTGGGGGCTGCGAGGTCAGGCGCCGGCGGCGGCATCAGCGCGTCTAGCACCGACTGCAAGTCCTCCTGGTCCAGGTCCGGTACCGCGCTGGGGCTCACGCTCCAGTTCTTGTCGTCGGCCTGGAACAACAGGTTCATCAGCCGCGAGAGCATCGAGACACACTTCACGCGGGTGATTTTCGGGTATGCACGCGAGCGGTTGGTGTCCATGTTGCGCTCGATATCCGGGTCGTAAATGCCCAGATACTGGCGCGCGTTACGTTCCCAGACCAATTCCGCGGGGCGCCGGTCCATCTCGTACTGCTTGAAGCGCCCGGCGAGCGCGGCGCCCAGCCGTGCGATGCCCGCCGGGTCGATCTTGACCGTACCGGCCTGCAGTGTCGAGGTCGCATCGGGCTGGGTCGCCGTGGGTAGCGGGGTGCTGGGATTCGCGGCGGCCATAAGATCCTCGCCTATTCGGGCGCTAAGTGTGCTAGAGAACGGTGCGGCCAAGTCTATCGCATGTTGTAGCTATTCGGGTAACTTCGTTGCCGCGGCATCGGCTTCTCGACGCGCCGCCCCGCCAGTTCTTCCCCTTTGCGCACGTAGCGGCACAGGTACGTGAACGCGTCGGCGATGTGCGAATGGCCGTTTTTGTCCGGGGTCTCGCGGCGTTGCTCGCCCTTCAAGACCGTATATTTATAGCCGCTGACCAGCGCCCGGATGAGCTTGACACAGCTCGGGTCGATCAGCAGCGCCGGGCCCGCGCTCACCAGCCGCATCATGTAATACTGTGCGGGCGCCAAGCGCGACTCGATCTTGTTGTTCGTGTCGGGGGCGACCGTGAAGTGCTTACGCAGTTCGCGCATCACCGACTGGCCCTGCTTGGCTTGGTCGCCATTCGAACTCGCCGGGTCGGCCGTCACCATCACCTCGAAGCCCGCGTACTTGCGCCGCAGCAGCGGCTTGAGCTTCTCATCGATCATGCGGTCGGTCGCGTAGTCCTCGAGCGCGAATTCATCAAGGATGCGCAGCTGCCCGATCGAATCGTCGTACTGCCCCAGGATCACGCCTGAGCCACTCAGGCCAGGGTCGTAGCCGATCACCAGCTGGTAGCCGGGGTTGGGGCGGATCGTCTGCTTGGCCACGTGCATGTCGCGGTTGAACATCGGGAACACCGGCTTGCCCGACATCGAGTAACCCCACTCGACCTCGATAAACTGCTTGATCCAGTGCGCCGTCTTGCCCTTGGCCAAGGCCGTGTAATAGTCCTTCTTACCCGGCAGGTTGGCCAGAT